CCCGTAAACAACGTACTGGTGTGGGCGATGAGGTAGCAGGGTTAGATAAAAATTCATTATCGAGTATTAACCCTGGGGTTGCAGCTATGGCATATGATGCGGCTCGTATGAAAATAGAGTTAATTGCTCGTATTTTAGCGGAAGTAGGGTTCAAATCAGTATTTAAAATTATTCATAAATTATTATTAACCCATCAAGATATACCTATGATGGTTAATGTAGGTAATCAATTTGCAATGGTTAATCCGGCAGATTGGAAAGATAGAGAAAACACCAGTGTAACAGTGGGTACGGGTACGGTTTCTAAAGAAAAGAAAATGATAGCGTTAGAAACTATTATGAATAAACAACAGGAAATAGTAAAAAATGGGGGATTAGGCACTATTGTTATGCCTCATCAGTTATATCAAACTGTGGCAGATATGGCAGATGCGTTTGGGTTACCCTCAGACCAATACTTTACTGACCCTAGAACCGTACCGCCAAAACCACCAAAACCAGACGTTCAACAGGAATTAGCGATTGCACATTCCAAAGCATTGGCAATGGACGCAGAATCGAAATTATTACAAGTACAGGTAACAGCAGCTAAAAACGAAGCGGAATCATCGTTAAAATTAAGGGAGCAGGAGTTAACTGCCCAATCTGATCGCATCAAACACAATATTGAAATAGAAAAAATGCGATTAGAGCAAATGCAAGCCGAAACACAATCGGAAGAAAAAATAGCATCTTTAGGCATACAAATAGATAAAAACGAGACAGAAGAACGTATTAAAGAAATGCAATTAGCATTGCAAGAAAACACAGAAACACAAAAACGAGAAGTTGAAATATTTAAGGCTAAAATTGATAGTTTAACAAAATTGTTGCAAACCGAAGCAAAAATTAGCGATAATCAGCAAAACCGTGATATGAATATGTTAAAAGATCAATTACAAAAAGATGTAAGTGATGGGGAAACATGACACCGGAAGAAGAAAGACGGCGATCAATATTTGCTAGAGAAATAATTGAAAATCCGTTATGGAATGAAACCATTACGTTAATTAGAAATAGATTAATGGAAATGTGGCAACATTCTGATTGGGAACAGACAAAAGAGCGTGAGAACGTATATCAGCTATATAATGCTGTTAATTTGATACAATCAGAAATTGAAACCACATTAAAAACTGGAAAAATGGCAGAGATGCAATTAGAGGATAGACAATGGCTGAGAAGCAACCAAGTATAGAAGAAAGAATTACTGCGGCCTTATTGCCACAAGAAGAAACGCAGGAACAACCGGAACAACCAGAACAAGAGATTGTTGAAACAGTTGAAGAAGTTGAAGAACCGGTTATAGAAGAAGAAAGTGTTGAAACACAACAAGAGTCCGAACAAGTAGAAGAAGTTGAAGAAGCAGAAGAGCCAACGGAAGAAACGTGGCAAGTAGAAACGTTAGGTCAATTAGCAGAACAAATTGAAGTAGATCCTGCTGATTTATATAATTTAAAAATACCGGTAAATGGTTCTGACGGTGAAAGAAAAGAAATAACGATTGGTCAATGGAAAGATGATTGGCAGTCTAAGGAAAAATCTGAAAAAATTGCATCTGAAACAGTAGCAATAAAACAAAAACTGGAAGACCAGTTAAACAGAGAAATACAACAATTTGAAAAAGATTCGCAACAAGGAGCAGAATTTTTACAAGAGTTACACGAAAATTTTCTAAATGAGTTTAAAACAGTAGATTGGAAGACGTTAGAGCAGACAGATCCAACACAATTTGTGATGCAACGTCAAAAATTTGCTGATAAACAAGCCTATTTAGAAAATTTACGAAGCAAAGCAGCCCAAAATTGGGAGCTTCGCCAAAATGAATTTAAGGAAAAGCGTGTTAAAGCGATGGGAGAAGCGATTGAGAAAGAGCAGAAAGCATTGTTAAACGCTATACCAGAATGGAATGATGAAAATGTATATAATGCAGAGAGTGCAAAAATCCGTCAATTCCTCAAAACGAATGGATATTCGGAAGATCAGGTAAATAATATAACCGATCATCGTTTTTTTGTTATGGTCAGAAACGCGATGAAGTTAAACGATTTACAAGATCAAACGAAAAAAGTTCGTAAAAAAACAGCAGCAAAGGTTGGTAAAAAGATCCTAAAGCCAGGAGCAAAACGAACTAATGCAGCGATTAAACAGGACGCGGCTAATAAAGTGAGACAAAATTTGAAAAAATCAGGTTCAGTTGACGATGCAGCCGCAGCAATTTCTAACCTATTTAATAGTAGAGGATAAGTAAAATGGCAGTACCAGCAGGTTCATACCAAACTTACACAGCGATTGGTCAAAGAGAAGATTTGACGGATATTATTTATGATATTAGTCCTATGGACACTCCGTTTCTAACTAATTCAGCAAGAGAAACTGCTACAGCGACTTTATATGAGTGGCAAACAGACTCTTTGGCTTCTGCTGCTAGTAACGCTCAAATAGAAGGTGATGATGCGACAACTAATACCGCAGCACCTACTTCTCGTTTGGGAAACTACACGCAAATTTCCACTAAAGTACCTAGAGTAACGGGTACGCTTCAAGCAGTAAACACTGCGGGTCGTAAAGATGAGTTGAGTTACCAGATTTCCAAAAGAGGTAAAGAACTCAAGAGAGATATGGAAACTGCATTAACTTCAGCACAAGCCGGTACAGCTGGTGGTGCAGGAACAGCAAGAACATTGGCCGGTTTAGGTGCATGGTTATCTACTAACCAAGTACAGCAAGGGGCTAATGCGACTACTCCTGCAACTACTTCTGGTGTCCCAGGAACGGCTCCAACAGCAGGAACCGCAGCTACTTTTGTAGAAGCAAACCTAAAATCTGTTGTGAAGTCATGTTGGGATAACGGTGGAGATCCTGGGGTTATTATGGCAGGGTCTTTTAACAAACAAATAGCATCAGGTTTTGCTGGTATCGGTACTTTGTACAGAGATGCTCAACCTAATGGTGGATTAGCTCCTGGGTCAATTATTGGGGCTGCTGATATTTATGTATCAGATTTTGGTCAACACCAAATTGTTGCTAATAGATTTCAACCGGCAGGAACAGTATATGCACTAGACATGGAATACTGGTGTGTTGCTTATCTTCGTGGTATTCAAACAGAAGACCTTGGTAAAACAGGCGATTCCGACAGACGTTTGATTATTACAGAATATACGCTTGGTTCTAAAAACGAAGCAGCTTCTGGTAAAATCTATACAACTACTACATCATAACCTCCCAAAGTGTAGTAATAATGGGGCTTGGTCAAACAAGCCCCTATTTTTAAGAGGATTAAGTTATGCCAAAACATACCTATAAAGGGAATAAGGAAGCAAAAGGGACGGAAACCTTTTCTAATAATAAAAGCCAGTTTATGAAAAATACTAATAATTTTTCTAGTAAAGGGCTAAAACAAATGCCACAAAATGCAACATTTGGAAAAATGTCTAAAACACACGCATGAGTAAACGTTTATTAGATTATGATCCTATAACTCGTACTCAAACATGGCATGAGTATGATGAGGTTAACAATGTAACCACGATTGCAGAGGTGCAAGACGTAGAGCCAGCATTAAATCTGAACAAAGCTGTTCAAAATTATGATGTAGGTGGAGCTAAAGGATTGAATGAATATTCTAAACAAGGCATCAAAAATGATTGGTGGCACGTTGCGTCTATACCTAATTCAGTAATCATCAAATGGAAAAAAGAGAAAGGCATTGATATTTTTAATAAAAATCAATGGAATGAAGTAAAAAAACTCTTGAACGATAGCGAATACGCATATTTGAGAACTGGAACGGGGCGTGTCTGAATTATTATTAGATATACATAACGCACTACAAAATAAAGACGTAAAATTTGCTGGAGCAGCATTGCTTGAGCATTTTTATGATAATCCTGATGATCCAGAAGGATTAGTGTTATTAGCTCGGTTTTTTATAGACGGGGGTAAAGCTCCGTTTGCCTATCCTATAGTAAAACAAGCCGTATTACAGAAACGCACTTGGCGTACTTTAATGATGTTAGGTGCGACAGAAGCAGTATTACAAACCCCCCAAAAAGCGGTAAAAACCCTAAAAACGGCATTAAAAATGATGCCAGTAACAGAACCGCCTAACCATAAAGCAATGATTTACCGATTAATAGCTAATGCTTATGTGCAAGGATTTAACTTTGCAGAAGCAGAAAAGTGGGCAAAAAAATCATTAGATATCGAACATCACGCACAGGCTCATACTGCGTATGCGTTTGCTAAATTACATAAAAGAGAATGGCAAGAAGGTTGGTATCATTATCAATTTCAATTAGGTCATGCTGATTTTAGAGATAAACATGATTATGGTTTACCGGAGTGGCAAGGTGAGGAAGATGCAAAGTTATTAGTATACGCAGAACAAGGGTTAGGCGATCAACTAGCATTTATGAGTGCGTGTCCTATTAAACCCACGCAATTAAATTGTAATAAAAAATTAGAAACATTATTTAAAAAAACCTTTCCTAATACCCAGGTATTTGGCAAACAATTTGATAAACAGGTAAATGAACCGATTATTGCAACGCATCAAACGTCTATGGCTACAATGATGCAATGGTCAGAAATGAAACCTAGAGGAGCATATTTACAATTAGTTCCAGAAAAAATAGCTATGTGGAAAGGTTTATTATCGACATTAAAAGAAAAAATAAATATTGGTATAGCGTGGACAGGAGGCATGGCTGGGTCTGATGGTTGGAGGAATAGAAAATTAGAACTTGAACAACTGTTGCCAATATTAGAATTACCAGTAAATTTTATATCCTTACAATATAAAGATTATTCGGAAGATATTTTAGAATTATTAAAAACACGCGGAATAAAAATACATGATTTTCCGTGGGGAACAATGTCTTCGGATTATGAAGATACCGCAGCATTAGTAAATTGTTTAGATGCAGTCGTTTGTGTACCAACTACAGCCTATCATTTAGCCGGAGCATTAGGAAAACCCGCATTTGTAATAGTGCATGATAATCCGCATTGGCATGAAGGAGTTGAAGGTGATTGTCCGTGGTGGGAAACGGTGGAGTTTTATCGACGGCCACAATTAGGCATAGAAGGGGCAATTAAAGCAGTCAGGAATCGAATTCGGGGTAAATTTTTACAGGATTAATTATGAGAATATACATAGGGGTAGATCCAAGACAACCAGTAGCGTACAACGTATTACATTGGTCAATAGTGCGTAGATCATCAAAACCGGTAGCAATAGTGCCGTTAGTATTACCAGCTTTGCCAATAACCAGAACTGGACTAACCGATTTTACTTACAGTCGATATTTATGTCCTGCTTTAAGTGGATATCAGGGTATTTCAGTATTTTTAGATGCTGATATGTTAGTGTTAGGAGATATACAAGAGTTACAATCATTTGTTAATGGTCAACATTCAGTATATGTGCGTAAAAGCGAAAATCAATTTGAATGGCCGTCATTAATGGTGTTTGACAATGCTAAATGTCAAAAATTAACAACTGAATATATAGAAGATCAAACAAGTAACCCACAATCATTTGAATGGGCAGAATCAGTTGGTGATTTGCCTGAAGAATGGAATTTTTGTGTTGGTTATGAAAAAACAGATGAAATCCCAAAATTAGTACATTATACTGCGGGGATACCGGATTTTTCGGAAACTAAACATTTAGACTATGCAGGAGAATGGTTAGCAGAAAAAGAATCAATGACAAGTAATTGCAGTTGGTTAGAGCTAATGGGCGATTCGGTTCATGCAGATTTAGTGCTTCAAGGGATACAGGAGCGTAAAAAAACATGGCAATTACGACATACGCAGAACTCAAAACAGCAATCGCAAACTGGACAGCCAGAAGCGACTTAACTGTTTATATAGATGAGTTTATTGATTTAGCTGAAACGTATATTAAGCGTGATCCGGCACACCCAGACAGTCCAGAGATAGGCGGTGTTCGTGGCAATATACAACGAGCAACAGGCACATTATCAACCAGTGCATCAACTTTAGCGTTACCCACGGATTTTTTAGAAGGATACAGATTAAATTTAACATCAGATGCAGATTTTGTGGTGTTAAGATATGTAGCCCCTACGCAACTATCATTACACCATAGGTCAGGTACGGGTAGACCATCATTTTATACCATATCTGATGTTATAGAATTTGATGTTAAACCAGATAGTGCATATCCATACGAATTGTCTTATTACCCCCAAGTAACCGCATTATCAGATAGTAATACTAGTAATTTTGTATTAACTGGTTATCCAGATGTATATTTAAGTGCGTCTTTATTTCATGCGTTTCGTTTTATTCAAGATGAGCAATCGGCGGCTAGTTGGTTAAGCCAATATAAAACGTCTGCTTGGACAGCATCAGAAACATATCGAAGACCCAGGGCATCGCAAGGGTCAGTAGGTATTAAAACAGATTCGGCAAATCCATAATGCCAGTAGCTACTTACACATTTGGTGATTTTCGTCCTGATTTACCGGATATAGGAACAAAAGGGGTAACATTAGCTAAAAATGTTGTGCCTAATGAAAGTTCTTATTTGCCATTTAAAGGTATATCTATAGATACAACAGCATTAACGGCATATGCAAGAGGAGCTATTGCACTATCGGATAAAGATGGTAATACAGAAATGTATTGTGGTGATGAAACTAAATTATACCGATTAGTTAATTCAAGTGGTGTATTAACTTGGACAAGTGTAGGTGGTTCGACTTATTCAACAGGTGATGAAAATTATTGGCAGTTTATAAAATGGGGCGAAAAAGTTATAGCTACTAATCGTGACAATAATATTCAGATAGCTACTTTTGGCGGTGGTACATTTGGTGATTTAAGTGGTAGCCCACCCAAAGCAAAACAAATAGGCGTAGTAAGGGGATTTATTGTTTTAGGTGATATAGATGATGGAACTGAATATGTAAGCCGATTGCAATGGAGTGGATTAGAAAATGAAACGTCGTGGGGAACTATCCCAACTACTCAATCAGATTTTCAAGATTTAGTAGGCGATGGCGGTAAAATAATGGCCATTGCTGGTGGAGATATTGGTGTTGTATTTCAAGAACGCAGTATTTGGGAAATGGAATATGTAGGTACACCATTAGTATTTCGGATTAGAGAAACATCAGTAGGTATGGGAACTGCGGCTTCTAGAAGTGTAATTCGATACGGTAATTCGATATTTTTTCTTTCACAAGACGGTTTTATGCGATATGACATTGGTGGTGGTTTAACGCCTATTGGTGATAAACGTATTGATCAATGGTTTTTTGAAAGAGCAAATAACCTTAAATACCATAGAATTACAGGTATTATTGACGTACCTAATGCAAAAGCTATGTGGAGTTATTGTAACGGCGATGGCGATCCAGATGAAATATTAATTTATGATTGGAAAACAAATAACTGGAGTTATGCAGAAGTTAGTCATGAAATGATATTTGCAGGGCGTGGTGTAGGATATACGCTTGATGGACTAGATGCGGTATCTACATCATTAGATGCACTACCAGCTTCATTAGATGCAGACATTTGGAAAGGTGGGCAGTTAGCAGCTTATGTATTTAATACCGAGCATAAATCGGGAACATTCGGCGGTGCAGCGTTAACAGCCAGATTAGAAACTGGTGAAATTATGGGCGAAGATATGGATATGTTATTTCTTGATAGAGTGCGTCCATTAGTAGAAGGTGTAACAGCAACTAATACGGTATTTATGGCGACTAGAAATACTTTAAATTCTGATTTCACTTATGGTTCTGGTGTAACTGAAAATACAATCGGCGAACATAATTTTAGAGTACCAGCAAGATACATTAGATTACGTTTAGATATTTCTAATGGATTTGAAAAAGCAGTCGGGGTACGAGCCAATATTAAATCAGGGGGCATTAGATAATGACACCCGAACAACGTGAACAGTTAAAAATATATTTTCCAAACGTATATAATAATTACGTTCTCCAAATGGGTGGTGATACGCCTTATGATTCTTCAGCACGTCGAGAAGGTTCTCGAGTAGATACAGGGCAAGGTTCTTATTATCACGTTGGCGCAGATGGCGAAATAGATCGTAGTAAAGAGCATTTTGTTAGTGCAAAAGATATTCCATTTGATCAACCTGGGTGGGTAACTGCGTTTTACGGATGGAATGAAAATCCAGAACAAATATGGTCGAACATTAATAAATGGACGACAGAACAGAACCCCAACGAAAAAAACCGAGAAAACTTTAATCAGGATTTACGAGCTTATGCTTCCCAATCTGGAGAAGCATCAATGCGTGAACAACAACAGTTATTAAATACGTTTTTAGATACTGGAAAAGTACCAGAAGGGTTACGTTCAGGTTTTGCTATTGACGCATTAGATTATGCGTTTAGAGAAATGGGTCGAGGTCAACAACGTAAATCCCCTGGGTTTATAAGTAGTTTTGTTAATGCTTTTAATCCGGTGCGTATGGTGTTGTATGGGGCAGAAAACGAAGCAGTACAAATGACGGGAGAAGCTATTAGAGGTGGAAAGGATGATAAGTATAGTGATAGTTATTGGGAATTAGATGGAGAACAAATAGTTGCTCCAACTCAAGGGCGAGATATAGAACGCAATGAAACAGAAGCAGAACGATTATTTAGAGAAATTTTTGAACGTTCTCAAGATTATTTAACAGCATTAAATTTATTTCGTAGTTTATATCCTCAATATAGTGGGATGACTCCATCAGAACCTACGACTAGTACAAATCAAACTAGCACAGAAACAGCAACAGAGACAACAACAGAGACAGGTACGGGAACAGAAACAGGCACTGGAACAGGCACTGGAACAGGCACTGGAACAGGTACTGGAACAGGCACAGATACAGATAATAGAGAAGATGTAGCAAAAGACATTATTAATATGGGGTTATTAAGCGAAGCATTAAAACCTTTAAAAGAACCCCCAAAAGAAGGAATATTGCCTACGTTTGAAGATCCTACGTTGCCAACAAGAAGAACAGGTTTTGGTGCAATTCCTACATTAAGTAACAATGCGTTAGCACCGAGTACGACGGCTGTATTAAATAATCCTTTTATCAATACAGCTAATAAAATTGGTGTTCAACGAGGAATACGCAATTTGCCGGTAAATAATAGGATGTATAAACAAAATCCTTTTAAAAAGGCATTAAGAGGTATAAGTAATTTTTTTAGTCAACCGTATAATCCAAGCGTTAAAAGCCCTAAAAAAGCTAGTGGATTAAGTATGTTGGATAGAGAATATGATTTTGCACCAGAATTTCGTGGTAGCGGAATTAGGCCAATAACAGAGTTTGGAACAAGAACAAAACCTTCTATTAGCCCATTAACAACAGGCGATAGAAATCCTTTTAAATCATATAATGACCGTATGTTACAAGAATTTGTGAGGACATTGTAATGGCAGATGAAGAAATTATAACCACTAGAAGTACCCCGTATTTTTCTGAAGATTTAGATTATATTGCTGATGAAGCAGAGCGTCTTTACAGAGAAGGTGGGGTAGACACTTACGGTAAAACATTGTTACCAGATATGTCTCCAGAAAGACGAGATGCGTATGACATGATGGAATCAATAGCGAGAGGTGGCGGTGGTGTATCGGATGCTGCGGTATCTATGTTATCAGATACGTTAAGTGGCCAATATTTATCCCCAGAAACTAATCCATATTTAAAAGGAATGTATGATGATGCTAGTGCTGCTTTAGGCGAAGCATTTCGCAGAGAAACTATTCCTGGGTTAGCTGCACAATTTGCTAGTGGTGGTCGATATGGTTCGGGGATGATGACAGAAATGTTAGGCCGTGGGCAAGAAGCAGTAGCAGATAGTATGGGCGAATTAGCTAATAAATTATATGGTGGTGCATACGAATCAGAACGAGATCGTATGTTAAAAGGATTGGGATATGTTCCAGAAGTAGAAAAATCACGATATTTTGATGCGGATAGATTAGCTGATGTAGGGTCTAACAGGGAAATGTTTGAAAGAGAACAGTTAGCAGATGAATATGATATGTTTATGCGAGAACAGTTAAATCCTTATGAAAATCTATCACGATATCTAAATGTAGTAGGGGGTAGTTTTGGCGGTGATGTATCACGCACTGAGCCAGGGTTAAGTGATTTTGAGAAATTTTTAGGATATGCCGGTGAAGTAGCCGGAATAGGTTCAGATATTAGAGATATTTTTCGATAGTAATTAGTAACGAAAGTAGAGGTTAGTCATGGCAGAAATACGAGATTATTCTGTAACAGCAGACGATAATAATGCCGCAAGTCCAAATGGCATGGCTAATGGTTGTGCCCCATCGACGGTAAATGATACATGGCGAGAAGGCATCGCCAGAATGAAAAGATGGTATGAAGACTGTCAGGGAGCCAAAACAACTACGGGTAGTTCTAATGCGTATCTTTTAGCGGCATCAAGGGTAGTAACTAGTTATGCGGCTGGTGATGCGTATATGTTTAAAGCAAACCATACGAATACCAGTGCTGGCAGTACTTTAAACGTAGACAGTGTAGGGGCTAAAGCAATCGTGACACCCACAGGGGCGGCAATAGCGGCGGGTTCTATAACGAGTGGTGGCGTGTACTTAGTGGCCTATGAAGCATCTGCTGATAAGTTTATGTTAATTGGCGGTAGTCATTCTGGTGGTGATAACCCATTTATTTATAACTCCTCACCGACTTTAACACTTGAAAACTCAACATCAGAAGATACGTCTGGTGGTAGGGAGTCCCAAGTAGTATTCAAAGGATTACAAAGTGGTTCAGAAGAATCGACATTAGTAAAAATAACAGCATCGCACGAAGGGACATCTGACGATCAGAAAGGCCAGTTAGTTATCGGTGTGAATGATGGCGATGATAATGACGCACCGACAACGGCTGTTACAGTAGCATCAACAAAAAATGTTACTTTTGCTGGTAATGTAGAAAGTCCAGAATTAAATTTAAAAAACCCAACTAGTGAAGACACATCAGGAGGTAGAGAGTCGCAGGTAGTGTTTAAAGGGTTACAATCTGGCGGTGAAGAAAGTACGCTTGTAAAAATTCAAGCTAGTCACGAAGGAACGAGTGACGATGAAAAAGGCCAATTAATAGTCGGCGTTAATGACGGTGACGATGGTTCGAGTCCGACAACTGCAGTTACTATAGCTAGTACAGGTAACACAACATTAGCTAAAAATTTAACATTAGCTAGTGATGCGGCAGTATTAGGATTTGGCGCAGACAGTGATGTAACAATAACGCACGTTGCAGATACAGGGGTTACGTTATCTGCTGGTGATAATGACACAATTTTGCAATTAGACAGTAACAATGATGATGCTGGGGCTGCACCCAAATTAATTCTTAATCGAACAAGTGCGAGTCCAGCCGATAATGATGATGGCGGTGCAGTTGAATGGCACATGGAAAATGATAATGACCAACAATTTATCGCTGCAAGCATTAAAGTCGACGCAACAGATGTTTCGGACGGTTCTGAACAGGGAATGCTCACTGTAAAACACTGTGAAGCTGGAACTGAAGATACAGCGTCAATGTACGTCGGTCACATTAACGGGAAGGTATACATTTATAACGACACAGCAGACTTAGAGACTTTGCGTTTAAGACAAGATAACGCTTCTTGCACAAATTACGGTGTGGTGATGATTCACGATGGGGCGGGTACTGCTGGATATTTTTATACTGCTGGAGCCGCTACTGCTTTGTACGGTTATTGTGGTGCGGCACACTACGGAGTTCGCGGTTACTCTATTGGCAGCTATGGAGGTTATTTTTCAAGTGCATCAGGGTTTGGAAGAGGTAGTTATCATGTCGGTTCAGGCTCTAAATATTTCATAGCAAGTTATTCAAGCACCTATGGAGCCTATAGTAACGGAAGTTACTTTTCGTCAACCAATACTTATACTGGTTCGGATGCTCGACTCAAAGATGTTACTTCGCAAATCACAACGAGTGATGGCATTCTTGCTAAAGTCAATAGTTTAAAACCGATTATGTACACATGGAAACTGAATAGTGATGGCTACGTTAAGGACGCAAGTCCAGAGTGTGGTTTTCTCGCTCAAGAAGTTAAAGAAGTCTTCCCTGATTTAATTCACGAAGTTGAAGTGCCAGACTGCAGCGATGAATTGCACGACAATGGTAGGGACACAAAAACTTTAAATGAGGAATTAGGAACAACTTACGGTATGAGCTACGAAAAACTTTCCGTATATCTAGCAGCAGCATTACAAGAAGCAAGCAAAAAAATCGATGCACTCGAAGCACGAATAGCGGCTTTGGAAAGTTAAGCGTGTGGAATATTACGAAGGTGGAGCAATAGTTGTTGTATTAGGTATGGTAGGAGGAATGTGGGTGTTTCTCCAGAAACTAATTACATCAAAGTTAAAAGAGTTATATGAAATATTAGTTAAGTTAATTGATCGATTTAATAAAGCTGATGATTCAGCAGATAGGCGGCATGAGTTATTAGTAGAGGAGATTGATCAGTTAAAGGAACAAGTAAGTCTGTTAAGGGAAAAAATAAGTTTTTTACAAGGAAGGATAAACGGTAAAAGTGTGCAGTAATGGTAGAACCGCTCAGTGTTATTGCGGCAATCAAAGTATGTTCGAGTGCTGTAAAACAAGTAAAAAATCTGGTGGAGCAAGGTGCAGAAATACATCAGTGTGCCCAACACATCAGTAACTTTTTTGCAGCCAAACAAGATATTGAAAAAGCCAAAGCACGAGCCGAAAATCCTCCA